GGAGATACGACTCCACCTTGCCTCGTCGCTTTTTGGTTGTAGGTGATTTAACCATGGCGTTTCTATAATTAGTTTTTGTAGGAAGATAGACATGTTATCTGCACGTTCTTTAGATGCAGATATAATCATTATCTTTCTTTCTGGGTCTTTAAATAGTGTCCACAAGACAAAAGCTCCTGTGATCCATGATTTACCGACTCCTCGGAAGGCTTGGATCTGTAGACGCTTTGGTCCGTGTTGTAGGTAGTCTGCGATAGCAAACTGTGCTCTTGTTGGAGGAGGTAGGTCAAGCTGTTCCCATAATGCGGTCAGAAACAGCTTGAAATCGTCCTGTAAGGCCTCTAAAGGGTTGGTCATGTGTGTTTCATTAAGGTTTAAATTTTAACCACCTTCTAGGGGCATCTACGTTTTGAATTTTATTCCTATTTTTATTTTTACTTCTTATATGTAAACGTGATATATCAATACCAGTATTCATTATATCTAAACCTGCTGATGCTGCATCTCCTACACCAGGTACCCAACCAACAGCACCACTGGCAGCAGCAATAGCAGCTTGATCAAATTTACCTTGCATAGCATAATCCCAACTTTCTTTAGCTGATATACCAATATCTACACCTGGTATTAATTTCAAAGCAGACTTAGCACCACGTTTAGCAGTAAGTTCAGCTACTTGTTTAGCAAAAGCTTTTTGCACTACTCTAGTCTTCATTGCTTCAGTAGCTGCAATTGTACCTGCTTGTACTCCAGCACCTGCTATATTTCCAGTTGCAATATTAGTACCTAAAAGTAAAGCTTGGTCAGCTCTTCTAAGACCACCTCCAACCTGAATCTTATTTCCAATACCACCCAGGGGTCTTCCTAACTCAGTGGTTTCTACATCAGGTTTAAGACGATTAGCTCTAATTTCAGCTACTCGTTCATTATCATTGAACCAATCTGCTACATAGTCCAGTTCTTTTTGTGTTGGAGGTTTTATTGCATCATTCTGTTCCCATAAAATTTCATTTAATTTTCTTTCAATGGGATCTTGTACATTTTCAAAAAAATGTGAAATAGCATTTTTTCTACTTTCTATAGTGTTGCCTAATTCTGGAACACCTGGATATTTATAACCTGCTTTTATTTTCTTACTACTAACTTGATAACCCCTTTCCCTCATAAAATCATGAATCTTTTTATGAAAAGGTTCACTTAGTAAGGCTCTATTTGATAGATCATTACCTAAAGCATATTTAGAATTAAAAGCAAAATCAGCTAATTCAGCTCTGTCTTTTGTTGATAGACCTTCAAAAAAAGGTCTATACATCTGCAACATTCGTCTATGATGAGCTTCTATTTTACCTAAATTTTTATCAATAGAACCAATTCTAGATAAAGATTCCATTGCATTTTTCCCTAAGGTGATATCCTGGTTTCTAAACCCTGCTCTTGCTTTTCCAGATATAGAAGTTTGTTGCTTCATATCTGAAGATCTTAATGATTTAGGGCTAGATACTTTAATCTCTAGCTTAAGTTTTTCATTTTTAGGATTAGCTAATATATTTTTCTGTGATGTAGTACCTATTCTTTGTTTTACTTTATCTTTACCGTATAGAATACCTTTAGGTTTGTATCCATCTTTTTTAAATCTAGCTGTAAGATAATCTCTTAACTTTTTTCTATTGTCTCTTGAGTCATCAACAAGTTCATAAACACCTCGTCTAACTCGCCACGGATTTGCCATACTTACCTCGTTCTTCAAAGTACGCTTCTTTCGCCTTCCTCATGTCAGCATATTCTTTAGCATCAGCTTTATCCTTAGGGGATTCGTAGGTTGCTGTACCTGTAAATTTCTCAGCCATTATCTGTCAGGTTGTATTTGAAGTTGTTTTTGCAGACGTCTAATACCTGGACTTCTCATGGGTTCCTTTGGACCTTGATCAAATGGAACTACTTGAGGAGGAAATTTCATATCGTGCCAATTTGTATAAAGACCAGGATCTATAACATCATCCTTTAATGATCGACCAGATTCTTGTAATTCTTGAGCTTCAGCAGAGTTTGATATAGCGTTACGAATTTCGTCTAACGTCATATCGCCACTAGAAAGTTCATCAGACCAATAGTCAAAACCTTCTACATCTGCTTCTCTTTGTAGAAGTTCCCTATACATTTCTTTTATAGGATCTTTTTCTTTTGGTGGTTCTATTATACCACCCCTGTCTGGTCTTTCATCCATTCCTGGTTGTCCTCTCCAACCAAACCAAGGTGGTATGCTTCGTTTTGGACCTCTCCAAGGTAGTGTTCTCATATCTCCTTCTAATCCTCTTTTACCTTGTTCGTACTGATCTCGAGCATTTTTCCATTGCTCATATTGTCTAATTCGTAATCTATCTCGTGAAGACGGCATTCCAAAATTACGATGACCGTATTGTTTGAAAAGTTTTTGGGCCGCTCCTGGTGCTAGTCTCATAGTTCTTAATTAATGTGATTTAGTATAAGTTGCTCTCTGTCATGGTTACGTCCATATGTTTGACGCATCCATCGGAGCCAATGACTGCTACCTTTTCCCTGATTACACGCTCTGCAGGCGGGGACCAAATTACTTGTAAGGCTCTCGCCACCATTTGTTTTAGGTTTGACATGATCAAGTGTAAGTTCTGTAATTTCATAATTGTTTCCGCAATAAACACATGTACAATTGAAGTGCTCTTTAATAGCTCTTCTCCAGAGCTTCCTGGCTTCTGAATTTGTCATGGTTATTAGGTTGTATAAATAGTGTTCAGGGGTTGGTAGTAGTGGGGTCATTTACGAACTTTAAGTCTGCTTTTGCGATTAGTAGATGGAGACTGAAGTCTTCCTTTAGTAGTACTCCCTTTATAGTGAGCAGCATCTTTGCCATCACCATTACCGTAAGTACCTAGTTTTCTATTAAGCTTGTTAGCGTTCTTTTTTATCGTGCTGCCCTTTGCTGTTTTCTGATAGGCACTTTGTTGTTTAAGCCTTTTCTTTCGAG